TTCTCCATCACCGAAGAGGCGATGGAAGACAACCTGTACGACAGTCTGTCGGGGCGGTACACCAAGGCCCTCGCCCGGGCTATGGCGTACACCAAGCAGGTCAAGGCTGCCGCCATTCTGAACAACGGCTTCAATGCCGCCGTGACCTACGGCGACGGGCAGGCCCTGTTCAGCACCGCTCACCCGCTGGTGTCTGGTGGCACGAACAGCAACCGTCCTTCGACGAATGCTGACCTGAACGAAACGTCCCTCGAAGCGGCTGTGATCCAGATCGCTGGTTGGACGGACGAGCGTGGTCTGCTGATCGCCGCCAAGCCCCGCAAGCTGATCGTGCCCCCGGCGCTCCAGTTCGTTGCTACGCGTCTGTTGGAGACCAACCTCCGTGTTGGCACCACCGACAACGACATCAACGCCCTGAAGAACAACGGGTCGGTGCCGGAAGGCTACACCATCAACCACTGGTTGACGGACACCAATGCGTGGTTCCTGACGACGGACGTCCCGAACGGCCTGAAGCACTTCGTGCGGGTGCCCCTGGCAACCAGCATGGACGCTGACTTTGACAGCGGGAACCAACGATACAAGGCGCGAGAGCGCTATTCTTTCGGAGTGAGTGATCCGCTAGGAGCGTTCGGAAGCCCTGGGGCTTGACACCTCACGGGTCGAAAACCACAAAGGGGCCTTGTGCCCCTTTTTTACTTTTGGGCTTGACACGGCCTCCTGATACGGGTAAATTCTCGGTATCAACACGGGAGGCACCATGGAGTTGGCAACACTACCTAAGACCCGCTCCGAGGCGATGGCCTCTGGGGCAAAGTATTACTTCACTGGGGAGCCGTGCAAGCACGGGCACGTAGCCCCAAGGAAGACCAAGGGGTCCTGTCTTGACTGTCTGAAGGCCGAGTGGGAGGAGGGCAACAAGCGCCGAGCAGCGTACTTTGCAGCATATAACAAGTCCGAAGCTGGGCAAGCGGCAAAACAGAGGTACTACGAAGCAAACAAAGAACGTGTGGCCGCTGCGGCTATCGCAAGGCCGGAAGAAATTAAGAAGAAATACAGGGACAAGTGGGCGAAAGAAAATGTAGTAGTTATTCGTGCATTCACAAAAGCAAGACGGCGCAAACACCGTTTAGCTACGCCAAAATGGTTGACAGAGACGCAGTTTCGTCAAATAAGGCTGCTGTATGAGCAGGCTATAAGTTTTACAAAGACTACCGGCGAAGCCTACGTTGTAGACCACATCATTCCATTACAACACGAGTACGTTTGTGGGCTCCATGTGCCCTGGAATCTTCGTGTCATCACCCGCAAAGAGAATGGGCTCAAGTCCAACAAGCTCCCGTCTGAAGATCTGTACTTGGCTTGGCCGAAAGGCGCTTGACCCCGCAACCCCGGTGTGCTAGGCTTCGCCTAGACCGAGAACCATCACAGCCCGCCGACTGACTCGGCAGACCTCCCTCAAGGACGGCGGGTGCAGATTGAGGAAAAACCATGAGCTTCTCGACTTTCTCTGGTCCGCTCCGCTCGGGCACGCAACGCTACAACCCGGGCCGCAATACCGGCCTTGCGGTTCTCGGTCAATCGGCTGCGGTCACCTCCGCGGATGCCGCTGCTTCGGTGGCGTGCATCCTCCCCGCCGGTTCGCAGATCGTCAGCATCACGCTGCAGCAGTCCACGACGTTCACTTCTGGTTCGTCTGGCACCTTCACGGTTCTGCTCGGCGGCACGCAGATTGGCCAACTGACCATCACGACGGGCACGGCAGGCAATCTGGGGATCACGCCTGCGTCTGGTGCTCAGGCGGCGCTGTTCAGCAATGTCGGTTCTGCGGATGCAACCATCACGTACACCTCCGCAACGTTGAACGCGGGCGCCGGTTCGCTGCTGATCACGTACATCCAGCGTGCTCCGGACGGTTCGCAGAACCCGACCACGTTTGAGAACTGATCCCGTGAGCCCTGCCTCTTGACGGGGCAGGGCAGGAGCCCCGTATGTCCAAGACTCAGTACTCCCCCACCTTCCCGATGTTCCCCGGGGATGCGGTTGCGGTCACGCCCAGTGACACGCAAGATCTTTCGACGCCTGCGGTGCTGTACATCGGCAATTCGGGGTCTACGGGTTCGGTCAAGATCACCACTGCACAAGGCAGTGATGTCACCTTCACGGGGCTGATTGCCGGTACGGTGTTGCCTGTCCAAGCACGGCGTGTGTGGGCTACGGGCACTGACTGCACAAGCATTGTGGCGATTTTCTAATGTCGCTGAACTTCGGCTTCTCTCTACCCGCTTACATCACTTCGGGTGGTGCGGCGGGTACGCCCGTGCCGACTGTGGGGATCTTGCTTCAAGAAGACGGCTCCGCGCTGCTTCAAGAAGACGGGTTCAAAATCCTGATTTCCCAATTCTTCTATCTTGCGCAAGAAGACGGCTCTTTGCTGCTGCAAGAAAACGGAAGTCAAATCTACGTTTAAGGGGCCATCATGCCTGACCTGAAGATCTCCCAGTTGCCTCCCGCTTCAACCCCGCTGGCGGGTACGGAGCTTGTCGCTATCGTTCAAGGCGGGGTGACGGAACAAACGACGGTCCAGGCCCTCCTGACCGGCACGGTGCCTTCGGGCACCGCCAACGGCGTGCTCTACCTCAACGGCAGCAAGGTGGTTACTAGCGGGAGTGGGTTGACGTTTGATGGGACGAATTTGGGGGTTGGCGCTGCGCCGACTGGCTTTGGAAAGCTGGATGTAAGGAACGGTACAAACTTTAGAGTGCTAGTTAACGGTATTGCAGGATATGGAAGCAATGCTATTGCCGGGATAAATGACGCGGGTTCTGAAACACATTTGGGGCTTGCTGGCACTCCGATAGCGTTTTATGTTCAGGCTGCCGAACAAATGCGCCTCACCAGCACCGGGCTGGGGATTGGGACGAATAATCCGGGGGCGAAGCTCCATGTTGTCGGTAGCACATACCGACAGAACAGTGTGACCGGATCTTTTGGCTTCACGATAAACACGACCAGCGCCACCACGACTCTTGCCACGCTGTTTGGTGGTTCTTCGTTTGCAATTCAGACAGCGGCTAGCGGCACGAATCAGTTGCTTCTCGACGCCTCCGGCAACCTCGGCTTGGGGGTGACGCCGAGTGCTTGGGGGAGTTCGTTCAAGGCGTTGCAGGTCAATGGCGGCGCGTCTTTGATGGGCGATGCTGCAAACGCCTACCTTAATGGCAACGCATACTACAACGGCACCAACTGGATTTATACAACAACCAACGGTGCTAGTCGCCAAGTTTTGTCAACTAGCGGAATTGAATGGTATATCTCCACCGGCGTTCCGTCGGCTGGAAGCCCGATTAGCTTTACGCAGGCGATGACGTTGGATGCGTCGGGGAATTTGTTGGTTGGGGCAACTAGCGCGCTGCTTGCTGCGTCTGGGCGCGGCAATATTACGCTCAACGGCACTGGCAGCACAATTGTCAGCTTTGGCATTTCCGGGGTAAATAGCGGGTACATCTACTCTGATGCGAACCTTCTTGAAATAAACGCGGTTGGCTCGCGTTCAATAAACTTCACCACCAACAACACTGAACGCGCCCGCATCCCCGCCGCTGGCGGCATGGTAGTCGGTACCGCAGCACTCGCCACAACCGCAACTGACGGCTTCCTCTACGTTCCCACTTGCGCAGGCACGCCTACAGGCACGCCGACGACGCAGACCGGCACAGCCCCCATCGTGGTCGACACCACGAACAACAAGCTGTATTTCTACTCTGGCGGTCAATGGCGTGACGCTGGGCCGTGAATTTAACTCTGAAAGGACCACACCATGAACATCACCTGGACCATTGAATGGCTTCGCACCACCCCCACCACCGCAACCCCGCCCGAGTACGTCATCGAATGCGGATGGCGCTGCACGGGCACTGACGGGGCCTACACCGGCACGGTGTACTCCACCTGCTCTTTCACCCAAGCCGCCGAGGCTGACGGCTCTTTTACGCCCTACGCCGACCTGACGCAAGACCAAGTGCTGGGCTGGTGCTGGGCCAACGGCGTCAATCAAGCCGCCACTGAGGCTGCTGTGGCGCAACAGATCGACAACCAGATCAACCCCCCGGTCATCATGCCCCCGCTGCCGTGGGCAACTACCCAAGCCTGACATGAACGACATCAAGATCACCCTGACCGACCTGTCCGTCAACGACGTCAACTTGATCATGGCTGGGCTGGGTAAGCTGCCGCTGGAGGCCGTCGTTGAACTGTGGTCGCGTCTGAAACAACAGGGTGAGGCGCAAATCAAAGCGGCACAGGAACCTGTCTCTGTGGGTCTGACGGACTGACATGACGCCCAAACCCGCTCGTGGCTTGGTAAGCTGGGTGTTGCGCCGCACGGGCTTCGCAGGCGTGGCCTTGGCCCCCCTGGGGATCTACATCTTGGCTGAGCACTTGAACAACGAGACGCTCATCCGGCACGAGCGGGTCCATTGGCAGCAGTATCAGCGGATGGGTGTGGTCAAGTATTACGCCACCTACCTGTATCAGGTGCTCCGATACGGATACAGAAACAGCCCTATGGAGCGCGAAGCGCGAGGTGAACTCTGATGGCCAAAACCCCCGCATGGCAACGCAAAGAGGGCAAGTCTGAGTCCGGTGGACTCAACGCCAAAGGCCGCGCCAGCTACAACAAAGCCAACCCCGGAAAGCCAGGACTCAAGGCCCCGCAACCGGAAGGTGGCCCCCGGCGTGACTCGTTTTGCGCCCGCATGAAAGGTATGAAGGCAAAGTTGACGTCAGAAAAGACGGCCAAAGATCCGAACTCTCGTATCAACAAAAGCCTGAGGGCCTGGAATTGTTGACATGGAAGCGACGTTCATTTGGAATACCGTCTTGACGTTGCTGATCGGCGTTGTGGGGTTCTTCATGGCCTCAAAGTTTAAGGAACTCGACCGTATCAGCATTCTGCT